GGTTAATTTTTTGTGGTATTAAAATATATTAAATATTCTCAAACGAAGCACCTGTTGGGGTGATATAGAAAGTAATATCTATAAATTCTAACGAACGAGTTGGTTTAATATATATTTTACCTGTCAATTGGTTTCTATCCAAATCTGCAGGGTCTGAAGAAACCGTTACACGGAAATCATACAAACCTCTATCTCTTCTGATAGCATCTAATATTGGATTGACAGCATCTAAGAAATCTTGTCTTACTTTTTCGTCATTTTGTTCGAACAACAATCTAACTGAAACTGCAGATATAAGTTTTCTTGCTTGTAATAACAATCTTCTTACGTTGATTCTATCAAGAGCAGATTCTCTAATTTGCATAGTTTTGTTACCCCAAATAACTGTTCCTACATCAGAGAAAGTTGCGATTGGATTAATTCTACCTTTGTATAGAGTATCTCTTTCTTCTTGTGTAAGTTTTCTTCTCGCTTTGATTGCGTTAACAATACCTCTTGTATAACCTGCCGCAGCAAACCAAGGGAAAGCAATATTATCAGTTAAAGCTAAGTTTCTACAAACCTCAGCAGTTGGTGGTATATAGATTTGTGTATTGTTAACAGTATCTCTTGTTAATACCCAAGGATAGTAAGTTGCCGTGTAGTTAGAATCTATACCCGCAGTTTCTAAGTTATCAACAGCTTCTTGTGGATAAATAACATCAGTTTGTTCACCCGTTGTTGGTACTAACATATTGTAGTCAGGTGTTGTTGTGATGTAAATTGAGTCAGCTCTATCAAATTCTATCATTTCTATTGCTGCTTCTACAAGGTTACTATTGTTTACATAATCAATACCTGTTGTTACGAATACATTTATATTAACCGCTTCAGGATTTTGGAATGTTTGTTGACCTAACAAGTAAGCGTAATAGTCAGTATTAGCATAATCTTGAGTTGTATTCCCAACTGTTATTGTTTTGAATGCACCCCATCCTGTTGCTGTTGGATATCTGAACGATGGACATGCACCTCTTAAATAACCACTTCTACCCAAAATAAAGTTATCGGCATTAGTTCTACGTTCTCTGTAGATGTCCCAACCATCGAAACCACCTGAGCACAAGAAACTAAATTTACGTGCAAATATTCTGTAGTAAGGATTTGTTTCATCACTAGGGTCACTTGTGAATGTACCACTACCAACATAAAACTCAGCAGTACCACTTGTAGTAAACGAGTTAGCAATAGTAATACCTGAAGCGTCTTTATCCATATGGAAACCTTTTGTTCTATAAGACCAATCAGCCCCAGTAGTTGCATCACAGATACTTGAACCTGGTAAACGTTTTCCTTTGTAAGTGAAGAAATCAACATCGTAACCAACTGTATCAGAAATACCTAAATATGTTCTTCTAACATTGTCACCAGCACTTCTTAAAGCATCATCAGCACCTGAAGCTAACCCGAAAGGTGGATTGTATACAACTTCACCAGGGAAATCATATTTAGTTTTGTAAATTGGGAATGGTGATTTTGCACCAGCATATTCTCTCATATTGTAACCAACGAAACCACAAGGTAAAGCATCGATTGGTGCATCTTCATTAATCTCTAACATTACAAATTTGGAGTTCAAAGCATATTCACCATCTTTAGTTCCAATTTTTTTAGCTATGAAATTATTTTCATTAGGATTCATTGAACAATTTGTAAATTTCTCTAATACAACAGGATTTGAATCACTATCAAAGAAATCTCTAATTTGAACATCAAAAGTACCATTATTGAATGACATATTTGCCATAGAAATTTTTACTTCTGTATTTGCAGCATCCCCATCAGCTATCGTTGTAAATCTGAATAGATTAAATACTTTGTTACCTCTAAGTTCAGAAACAACCCATGGAGAAACTGGTGATTGGTATCTTTCTAAGTAGAAAGCTATTGAAGTTGCGTCTACCTCTTGTCTTGCATTTGGTAATGCAATCAAGTCACAATTCAAACCTCTAATGTAACCTTTTCTATAACCATAGTTTAATAATGATTGGAACCTTTCTTCTACAAACAATGGTGTTGTTGCTCTTGGTTTTGCAAAGTTACTTGAACCGAATACTTTAGCAATATACTTAGGGTCTGAATTAGTAAATGATGTTTCGAAAGTAAAGTTATCACCATCTTTATTAGTAACATTAAGTGCAAATGTTGAATATGGATTTTTAGTAACCGCTGAATATGTGCCAGTACAATCCATACTAACGTCAGTTAATCCACTGACCTCATATACGGCACCATTATCTGTACCATAAGTTGCAATACCTCTTGAACGTAGTGTTGCTATTACCAAGTCATCATAATCTGTATATGCTGTACCACTATAAATGTATATGTTACCAGTTATACTACCACTATAACAATTAGTGATTGTACCTGTTTGAATTGTTCCTGTATTACCTGTTGTACAAACACCACATGGGTCTGTGAAAAGTAAATTAACAGTCCAAGCTGAAGTTGCTGTCAAATCGTCAGATACTATTGTATATGATTTAGTCAAAGAACTAAAATTATAACCAACTGTTGTTGCCGATTGTACCACACCACCACTTGTTATACCACTTAATGCTGGGTTAGTACAAGCACTGAAATTAATAGTCATTGCAGTTACGTCAGCTGTAGTTGCTGTGGATGGAAGACAAACATTAATTACATTTGTATTGTAATTGATTGCACCTGTAACTGTAGTGATAGTTGGAGAACTTACTGAGTAACTATAAAATGATGCACAATTTGATAACGATGATGTTAGTGTTAAACTATTAACATAATCGTAAAAAGAATAACCCGAATATTGACCATTTCCAATATTATCAAAAGTTGCATAATACCAAGTATCATTAACGGCTGCAGTATAGTCGGCCAAATCCGAACTAATGTTATCAACACCAAACACATTATTTTGAGAAGTGTACCCTGATAATAATGTATCAATAGTTCCACCTGATACTGTACCAAAATAGTTTATTGATGTTGCTGATGTTGATGGGGTGTTTAAAATATTGAATAACTGATTTTTTATATCAGAATCAATCGTTGAGGTTGACCCATTAAATAACTCATATGTACTATATAAGTCACCCGATAGAAGTGCCGGTATTGATGTTGTGTATGAAATAGAGTTAATACTATTTGTACAACCAGTAAAATTGATTGTATAACTACTAACTTTAAATTCAACACATTGTGTAATACAACTTACAGTTGAAGCACTTGAACAATCAAACCCAACAGTTGATTGGTCAACATTAGCAACCGTAGATATAGACCAAGAAGGTCCTGCATCATAACCTGATAACCCAAGAATTCTTGTTACGAATAATTGGTTAGATTGTTGTAAGTATGCTTTGGCTACATAAGCGGCTTCATACTTTGGTATTTGAGTGTTTATAAATTTCTCAGGGGAAGTACCACCGAAATACGTTGTGAATTCGTCAAAGTTTGTAATAAAAATAGGTTCGAAGGCTGGACCTTTCAAGGTTTCACCAACAATACCAAGAGTTGTTACGCCCACACTTTGTGACACAAAACTTAAATCGACCTCAGAAGTATAGACACCAGGAGATACGAAAACTTTACTGTTTGACATTGATAAGGATGTTTAATAATTTATTTTATAAATAAATATTAGTATCAACCCTAAAAAACTTTACTTCATTATATGTATTGATAAATTGAGTAGAATAAATTCTACCTTTTTTCTACTATGTCTAAAACAGAGAAAAAAATAAAGAATTTGAAGATATCTATTGAGGTACACGATATATTAAAAACATATTGTGATAAGAATGGTATAAAAATGTATCGTTTTTTGGAAAGATTGATAGTTGAAAAGTGTAAAGAAAAAAAAGATATATATGGTGATTCTTAAAGTAAGAAGCCACTCAAAACCATAGAAGATACTTCAGAGACATTTAATCTAACTACTTCAATCCTTACAATATCATTAGTGTTAATTTGTACTTGTGAAACATTAGTTCCATAATAATCATTATTAATATAAACATCATAGGTATTGACATTAACAATATCTAATATACTAAGATTAGTTGTGTAATTGAATGTTTGAGATAATGTATCGTTACCCACATTATAAATCAAATTGAAATTATTTGATTGTTCAATAGATTCCATTTTTTTTCTTCTTCTTGTTGTACGAGTATCAACTTCGGTAACTTGTAAAACTCTACTTACTGCAGGACTTACCTCAAACTCGTTTTCATCAATTAGAAAACCTAACATAGTAAAACTATAACTTTGGATATAATATTTTCTTTTGTTCAAATCTAAGACACTTTCATCCGAAATATCACCCATTACAATTGGAATATAATGCCCTTTAATAACTTGATACGCTTGACGAGATGCAAATTTCTCCAAAATAATTTTATTAAATTGGTTTAGTTCACGCATTCTATTACAAATTATTTTTACATCAAAAGATATATCCACAGGAACTGGTTGTGGTATTTTGTAAACATCCATACCCATCCTTTGTCCATCCCACGTTGGAACTTGAGCATAAAAAAATAACCTTCTATTTGGAATATTATATAGTGTTGATGGGTTGGTTCCAAATTTGACTTCAGGTTTTCTTACAACTGTTACAAAAGGGGGCTCAACATTTTTATCGATATTTTGTATCTCCCAAGTTTCAACAAACTGAGTCCAATTTTGTGTTGTAACTAAAATATCAATTGTTGGTATTAATTTTCCATCTACAATAAGTTTCAATTCTTCTTTTACAAAATCTAAAAATCCACCATCCAAATCAGCATGTAAAATTGATTTAGGCAAATAAGTTCCATCCTTATTTATCTTTTCTAATAATTCCTCTCTTCTCCCCAAACCTACCTTGGATTCGGTTAATGGTAAATATTTTTTTATTTTTTTAGGTAGTGGCATTTTTATAATCCTCTAAATTCATCATCAACAACAGCTGATGCTATTATAGTACGATAGAATGGTTTATATCCAGCATATGTATGTTTATTATCTGATATTACCCTTCCATCATCTGTTACTGTATAGAATCTAATTCTATCTTCAGTTTCGTAGTAACCAATGTAATCACCAAAACTAACATCAACACCCAATTCATCTAATTGTCTTTGGTATACAGAAACTTTAAGATTACCTGGTTCAGTTTGATTAATTCTACTATTTCCATAGTTTTTGTTTTCAGGTTCTGAAATTTGAACTAATCCTTTAAATTCTACTGGTGGTAAAAATTTAACCCCATCCTTTAAAGTTTCGCCATATACGTCATCTGTCTTGGTTTTCATCCTATCAATTCGGTATAACACCAATGTAAAATTCATATCACCATGTAACCATTCTGACCCCATATTAATATCAAGGTCATAGTCGTTTTGGTCGAAAAACTTACCGAGTCTAGTAATTGGTACTCTATTATTCATATTGATAAATATAAACTTATTGACTATTTTTATGTTAAAATACGATTTTGAATATATCAGGTAACACCTCTAATCTTATTGAATTAAAAGCACTCGACATATTAGATAATTATTCGGGAACAAATAACTATATTCAAAAATTAAAATACCTAAAGGAATCCAATAAAAAGTTTTACCCCACTCGTTCCCAAGCTGAATATATTATCAACTATCATTCTGTTGAACCAAAGGTTGCAAAGAAGTGGGTTAATATGGAACCATATTTTGCAAACAAGATTGCTGATGAAAAAAATATGTTATCAGTACCAACTGATATTTGGGTTGAAAAGTTATTGGTTGATAAAGATAAATCATACCATATTTGGGGTAAATTTAATACTGGTGACACTCTAACAGATATGTGGTTACCTAAGGCAGCATTATTAAAAACCCATAATACAATAGAAGTTAAAATTGATTATACAAAATATAGTCACAGACCACCACTTGAACACCAAAAAACCGCAATAGAAAAATTGGTGGGTAGTAAAAGATTTATTTTAGCTGACGATATGGGACTTGGTAAAACGACTAGTACTATAATCGCAGCATTAGAAACTGATATTAAAAAGATTTTAATTATCTGTCCTGCATCCCTTAAGATAAATTGGGAAAGGGAAATTAAAAACTACACAGATAGAAGTGTATATATTTGTGAAGGTAAAAACTTCTCAACTGAACACGACTTTGTTATTGTAAATTATGATATCATTAAAAATTTTTATGATTTAAAAAACAAAGAAAACTCCCCAATCACAAAAGGTAACTTTGATTTGGTTATTATAGACGAAGCTCATTACATATCCAATCCCCAAGCTCAAAGAACAAAATTAATTAATAGTTTTGTTAAGGATGTTGAATATCTTTGGTTATTAACTGGTACTCCGATGACATCAAGGCCAATCAACTATTATAATTTATTGAATCTAATTGAAAGTCCTGTTGCTCAAAATTGGATGGCTTATGTTATCCGTTATTGTCAAGGATATCAATTTAAGGCGGGTAATAGAAAGGTTTGGAATGTGAATGGGGCGTCAAACTTGGAAGAGTTAAGAGATAGGACATCAAGACAAGTTTTAAGAAGATTA